GATCTCAACAATAATTTGTTATAATATTCTAAAGTACCTATAAACACTTATTATAATAGAGGTAGCATGACTAATTTATCCAAAGCATTTTGGCACTCAGAAGAAAATAGCATTAAGTTATCGATGCCAATTGCTAAAATCGACAAAGAGAAACGTACCGTTTCTGGGTTTGCTACATTAGACAATGTTGACAAGCAGTCAGATATTGTCCCAACAGATGTAAGTGTAAAAGCCTTTGAAAGATTCAGAGGAAACCTTCGTGAAATGCACATGCCTATTGCAGTCGGCAGGGTAATGTCATTCAAATCAGACAAGTTTTATAATCAAGAAGAAGACAAATTTTATAATGGAGTTTTTGTAAATGCATACATTTCTAAAGGTGCTCAAGATACTTGGGAAAAGGTTCTTGATGGCACTCTTTCTGGTTTTTCTATTGGTGGTAGTATTAAGGAATCTGACCAGGTATACAATGCCGAGATGGATAAGTCAATTCGCGTTATTAAAGACTATGAACTCCATGAACTCTCATTAGTAGATAATCCAGCCAATCAATTTGCAAATATTATTTCAATTGAAAAAATGGCTGACGGACAAAATAAATTTGATGGTATTATTAGTAAGGTAGATCTTGAAAATGTTTATTGGTGCGAATCTGATTCCATCGTTAGACTTTCTCAAGACGAAGATTCATGTTGCCCATCATGCGATAAAGGTATGATAAATATAGGCTTTGTTGAATCTAATGATACCGAAAAGAATTCTGTGGTAAAAGGATTAATTGAATCACAGAAAAATAGACTTGGTGATAAAGTAACCAAGGCTGAAAATCCTGATAAGGAGGGGAATATAATGGCAAAAGAAAATGTAGAACCAGCAATTGTTGCTGAAGAAAACATTGTAAAGTCTGAGGGAACTGAAGAAACAGCCCCTGTTGCAGAAACAGCACCTGCTGAAGAAGTAGCACCTGTTGAAGCAGCACCTGCTGAAGAAGTAGCACCTGCTGAAGAAGCAGCACCTGCTGAAGAAGTAGCACCTGCTGAAGAAGCAGCACCTGCTGAACAAACAGAAGCCCCAGCACAAGATGCCGCCACTCCTGCTGAAGAAGCACCTGCTGATTTAGCAAAGGCTGTTGATACAGTACAAGAATCTATTGATGAGGTTCAAAATACAGTTGCTTCAGCACTTGGAGACTTGGTGGCAACCGTAAAGTCACTAAATGACAAAATGGCAGAACTACAAAAGAGCATTGCTTCCGCACAAGAGGAAATTAAAGGAATTAAGGGCAATGTAGACGAGTTTGGAAAGCGTGTCGATGAATTAGAAGACGACACTGCTGTCCGTAAGTCTGGCGACCTAGGCGGGGTCGTTCAGGAAACACAAATAACAAGAAAATCGATGTGGGGCGGGCGTTTCCTCAATTCCGCTGACCTATATCGTTAACATTCACTGGGAGGTGAAATAATTATGGCAGAAGAAATTTTACAAAAGGCTGCTGCAACAGGATCTATCGTTTCTGGTGGTATTGGAGGTGTAAGCACCCCAGCCGCAGGAGACCTTGGTGTCGCAGGAAGTTCCGCTAATGACGGCGGTATTCTTGCTCCTGAGCAATCACGCCAATTTATCGAATACATATTCGAACAACAAGTACTAGCAAGAGATGGACGCAGAGTAACAATGCGTACAAACGCTGCAGAACTTGAAAAACTTAACGTTGGAGAACGTGTAATCCGTGCTGCTGCACAAGCAGATTCTACTTACACAAACGCTGGTGTTACTTTCACAAAGGTCGAAATCTCTACAAAGAAGATTCGTCTTGACTGGGAAGTATCAACTGAAGCACTCGAAGACAACTTGGAAGGTGCAGGATTGGAAGACCATTTGGTCCGCACAATGACTCGTGCTTTCGCAAATGATCTCGAAGATCTCGCAATCAACGGAACAGGTACAGGTTCAAATGCATTCTTGAACATATTGGAAGGTTTTACTACAAAGGAAAACAATTCAACAAACACTGCAACATTTGGTACAGATATCGAAGACTTACAAGCACTTGTGCTTGCAATGCCTCGTAAATATCGTGCTTCACGTTCAGCAATGAAGTTCTATGCAGACACAGAAACAGTATCAAACATTATCAACGGACTTGGCTCTTCAGGTAACCTGAACAGCGAAAGAATCGTTGAAAGAGTTGTTGCTGGTCAAGAACCACAAATACTTGGTGCTCCAATTCAGTACCGTGTATTGGGTCTTCCTTTATTGGAAGTTCCATTGATGCCTGCAAACCGTATCACTTTGACATTCCCTGAAAACCGTATTTGGGGTTTCCAAAGAGATATCACAGTTCATCGCGAATTCCAACCTAAGAAAGACACAGTAGAATATACTGTATTCTTACGTTTCGGCGTTCAAATCGAAGAAACTGATGCAATCGCACGTACAGCATAATTTGCTTTACGAAATTAGAGAGGGGAGCAGAAATGTTCCCCTCTTATTTATTTATAAATGATATAATAATTTAGAGGTGCATTAATGGAACTTTTAAGATTAAATAACACAACTAGTTTATCTGCATCTTTTTCTGGATTAACAGCAAGTTCTTCATACACTATAGAGTTAGATGATTTAATAACAGGAACTTCATATTCAGCAAGTGCAACAGCCAATGGATCTGGAGTTGCATCATTCTTAATGCCAAATCATTATTTAACATATACAGGATCATTATCAGCATCAGTAAAAGATCAAAATGATGACCTAGTTAATATTACAAACTTAGATATAGTTAGACCATACTCAAATCCAAATACAATTGCTACTGCCTTATCAATTAAGGTATCAGAAGCAACAGAATATGAAAGACTAGCAAGATACATTATAGACTCACACACAGGTGGATTTTCCTTTATTAGAAAAGAAAAAGAATTTATTGGTGATGGATCAGATCAACTTTTAATTGATGAAAATATACACAAACTATATAAGTTGTATGAAAATGGAGAATTGATGTATGATTCTACTTCAGAAAACAATGAATCAGAATACAAGATTCTTAGACAATTAAATGCAATTGTTCTTGATATTCCAGAAGGAAATAGGATAGATTACCCCAAAATTTGGAGAGATAGATTTTTAGATGTAGACTTTTTTAATGGATATGAATATGTTGTAGATGGAGACTTTGGCTGGAAAGTTATTCCTCAAGATATTCAAGATGCCTCAGAATTACTAGTTCAAGATATAGCAAATGATAGTTTAAGATACGTCAATAGATATATTGAATCATTTGACAATGATGACTTTAAGATTAAATTTTCTAAGAATTGGACCTCAAGCACAGGCAACCGTGTCGTAGATAGAATCCTGGAGAGATATCAAAAACCTATTCTTCCTGGGGTGTTCTAATTGTTTTTAAAAAATAGTTCTAAACTAGATAGCATATACTATCCAATGTCAGCAGACATATATTATGCAGAAAGCAAACAAAATGCTATCGGGGTAATTGAAAAATCCTGGGTATACGATAGAACAATTAAATGCTCAATCATATCTGCTATGTCAGATAAAACACTTACTGGAGAATTAAAGTCAAATAACTCCTTAGTTCAATTTACCTCAAATATGCTATTAAGAACAAATGACAATGTTCAATCAAAAAAGAATGGAACATACTATCCTATTACCGAAATATTGATTACTAACATAAAAGACTCTAATGGAAAGATTGTTACCAAAGATGTAAGAGACAAAAATGTTCAATATGAAATAAAGACCTTTGTTGCTTCATATGGAGATACCCATGAAATAAAATTTTATAGAGGGTATATGGAAAGATCTCCAAAACAAAATGAGGTAACCTACTAATGACTACCTATGATACAAATGCTACAGCAGCAGCCATAGACTCTCCTACCCTGACAATCTGTAAGTTTTTTTGGGATAAGGCTAAAACAGCATATCCAGAATTACAAAATCAAGAAAACAATTCTGAGCCACCATACAATATCATCCCTATCTTTCCTATATCTGTAGCAAAAAATACTAGCAATTTTTCTTGGGACACTAATAATGTATTAATTACTTATGATGATTTTATTAAACAAAGAACTGGCTCTATGAGATATTTTTATCCTATTAAGAGTATGCAGGCTTTAATCAAGGTTACTGCCCCAACAATAGTAGGATCTTTAAATCTAAGAACACTGATGTATGACTTACTAGATAGAGAAGATGTAGCAGCAGATGAAATAAACCAGTATGCTCAACAATTACACGGGGTAAACAATAAATTCTTCCTACACTGTATAAACCTATATCAAGTGACATATATGGAAGATGCTACAAATTTAGATGTTCAAAGAAGCGTTTTTAGCACAGATTTTGTTATAAAGTACGATTTTCACAAGGTAGTCCCAGATAGTCTTACATAAAAATAAGATATATAATTGTATTGAGGAACGCCCCCACTTTTAAAAAAAGAGGAGGAAAAAAATATGGCATATACTCGTGGAGATTCTAAAAAGATCATCGTTGGTGCAGCAGCATTATTCGTTGCAGACGACTCACTAGAATACTTTGCATCAGTTGGTGGATACAGATTCTCATCTGCATCAACTACTGGTGTTCCAGCATTCTCAGGAGCAACAGACTTCAAAACAGTAATGAGTGCTTGTTCAGCATTTACAAATGTTGGATACACCATGAATGGTTTGGAATTACAATTCCAACCAGACTTTGGCGAAGTTCAAGTAGATCAATTACTAGACGTTGCACGTTTGTACAAACAAGGAATGTCCGTAAGTTTAGTGACAGCATTTGCTGAAGCAACTTTGGATAACCTAGTTACTGCAATTGCAGCAGACGATGCAGACCTAACAACTAACGGATCAGTCGATACACTAGAAATCCTTTCTGGAGATATCGGAGATGTTCCAGTTGAACGTGCTCTCGTTGCAGTTGGTCCAGGCACTGGTGACCCACAAATCACTAAAGAACGTGTCTACGTTGCTAACCGTGCGTTATCAATTGAAAACGTAACAGTTTCAGCAAAGCGTGATGAACCATCAATGTTCGAAGTAACATTCCGTTTACTTTCAGCATCAAATGGATCATATGGAAAGATTGTAGATCGTACAATCTAAACCAAAAGCATAAACACTTGACCCACTCTCGTTTGAGGGTGGGTTTTGTGCTATAATTTTTATTAGAGTCTTAAGGAGGCTTTTAATGGCAACAAGTGTTTATGAGATAGTAAATATAGAGTTATTGGATGGAACAAAATTAAGTTTACGTCCTTTAAAAATTTCAATTCTTCGTGAATTTATGAAGACATTTGAAAAAATTAGTGACGTAGCAGAAGATAATATTAAATCAATGGACGTATTATTAGAATGCGTACAGGTGGCAATGAAGCAATACAAACCAGAACTTTCACAAGATAAGGAAAAGTTAGAAGACGTAATTGATCTACCATCAATTTATAAAATAATTGAAGTAGCATCTGGAATTACCTTTAATGGTGACTCCCCAAACCTTCTAACGGCAGGTCCTGGAAAGATTTAGAACTTGCCGAGGTAGAGTCAGAGATATTCTTACTAGGAAACTGGAAAGACTATCAAGACTTAGAGGAATCTCTATCAATGCCAGAGTTGTTTGAAGTACTTAGAGCAAAAAGAAAATCTGAGTATGAAGATAAAAAATTCTTAGCAGCGATGCAAGGTGTAGACCTTGAAAAGAATTCTTCTAAGGGTCAAGAAGAATGGGAAAGAATAAAGGCTAAAGCATTTAGCAAAGGCAAAACTTCTGACCCAGAGGACATCGTTTCATTACGGGGGCACTCAGCAAAGCGTGCTGGTTTTGGAATAGGTGAAGGTCTTGACTATGAGGAGGTATAAATTAAGTGGCTGATGTAAATGCCAATATACATATTAATGCCGATGTTGTTCAGGCTAAAAATGCTATTAAAGGTTTAACCCAACAATTAAATGCTTTTAATGCTGCTGCAAATTTATCAAACAGAAGACAACTTTCTGGTATCCAAAATATTGCAAATGATATAAAAAATGCTGCTGCAAATACAAAACTTTTTACTGCAGAATTTGAAAA